AGAAAACGCGCAAGAAAAAAATGGAGACAAAGTCCTAAAGGTAAAGCATGGGATCGAGCATACCTTCAACGACCGGAAGTTAAAGCTAGAAGAAAAGAATACTATCTTAAAAAATTAATTGAGGAATGTACCAATGAAAGATGAAATATATAAAAAGCAGGTAGGCGGAGACCATTATAAATCTATGGCCATTCAGCCATCAGAATTTATTAACAGAAACAACATTCCTTTTGCAGAGGGCAACGCCATAAAATATTTGTGCAGGCATAAACAGAAAAATCAAAAAGAAGATCTACTCAAAGCAAAACATTATATTGACATGGCTATTGATAGAGACTATCCTGAAGAAGTGAAAGAGATAAAAAAAGAAAAAAAGAATTCTTGGGGTATTGTTAAATGACCCAGCTAAGTTTATTTGATGAAAAGAATGATCCAATTTTTCAACAAGATTTTGAAAAAGGTGTAAAGTTTTGTAACACTTGTAAACAAGATTTACCTGTGGCCAAATTTTCTTTTTGGTGGTCTGCTTCTTATGGAAAAGACAAAAGAAATTCTTCTTGTAGAGATTGTACAAATGAACATAGAAAAATTTTAGACAATATAAAACTTCATGCACCTCCACGACCAGACTATTGTCAATGTTGTGGAATAACAGTAGAAGAATTAAAGAAGCGTGGTAACAATAGAAATTATGGTAGTATTCAAGTAGATCATGACCACGACACACACGAATTTAGAGGTTGGATTTGTTATTCCTGTAACCAAGGAATTGGTAAACTAAAAGATAAATTAAAAGGAGTTGTGCAAGCAGCTTTGTATCTAGCTCAAGGGGATCTAAATATAATCAATCAAGAAATAAAAAAACTTATGGAGGATAAATGATACAAGCACCGCTTTTTGCACCACAAACAGAATGGCTTCCGCCAGAAACATTTCCAGACTTATCTAAGTATGATGAAATAGCTATTGACTTAGAAACAAAAGATCCAGATCTAATTAAAATGGGATCCGGGAACGTAACCAAGAGAGGAGACGTAACCGGTGTAGCCGTAGCTGTTCATGACTGGTCTGGTTATTATCCAATTGCTCATGAAGGTGGTGGTAATATGGATAGAGCAAAAGTTTTAAAATGGTTTCAAGGTGTATTATCTACACCAGCCATTAAAATATTTCACAACGCCATGTACGACGTGTGTTGGATTCGAGCGCTCGGTTTAAGTATTAACGGTAAAATTGTAGACACGATGATTGCATCGGCCCTTGTTGATGAAAATCAAATGCGTTATGACCTAAACAATTGTTCTAAAAGATACACTGGAAAGACAAAGAATGAAACAGCTTTATATGAAGCTGCAAAGAGTTGGGGGGTTGACCCCAAAGCAGAAATGTATAAACTACCTGCCATTTATGTTGGCGCATATGCAGAAAAAGATGCGGAACTTACATTAGCACTTTGGCAAGAACTAAAGAAAGAAATTTTACACCAAGATATAAATTCTATTTTTGAATTAGAGACTGAATTATTTCCTTGCCTCGTCGATATGCGATTCTTAGGAGTTCGTGTAGACGTAGAGCAAGCTCAAAAATTAAAAGAAGAATTACATAAACAAGAAAAAGAATGCCTATTAGAAGTAAAAAAACAAACGCAAGTAGATGTCCAAATATGGGCTGCGAGATCCATTGCTCAAGTTTTTGAAAAACTTCGCCTACCATTTGACCGCACCGAAAAAACAGATTCTCCATCA